ACGTGCCGATTGATTTTCTAAACAATATCAACGCACAAAAACTGCGCATCAATCATCAGGTGCTTGATGTTGCTGAATGGTGCTATGAGAACCGTCGACAAGTGGACAAGTTCAGAATCTCTGATGCATTACCACTTCTGGATCCTTTCATTGGTGACCCAGTAACAGAGCCTGAACGCTTCAAAGATTGGAAGCGGGAACAGCGAAAGATCAACGACTTCAACGCTCAGCTTTTTCAGTACAACTGGAGAGTCACAGAGACGTTGTTTGTTGCTCGGCTGTATAGGGATGAACCTTCATTCAGAATCCCTTGGAGCTATTGCTATAGGGGGAGAATCTATCCTCTCTGTACCAGTCTCAATCCTCAAGGCACGGACTTTGACAAAAGTCTTTTCTACTTTGCGGATGAAGGTCCAGTAGATGAGTACTGGATAGCGTGGTCTGTAGCAACCTGCTACGGGCACGATAAATTGAGCCATGATGATCGTGTGAATTGGACTAGAGAAAACAAATCTCTCATCAGTCGAATCGCTGATGATCCCATTTCCACTATCTCAGAATGGGAAAAGGCAGACGAGCCCTGGTGTTTCCTCGCCTCGGTATTAGAATATGCGGCCACCTGTATCAACTTCACCAAGACCACATCAGGACTTGGAATCGGTTTAGATGCAACCCTATCTGGGCTTCAACATCTCAGTTCACTCACTAAAGACCGGGTGGCTGGTGCCCAATGCAATTTGATCTCTAATGGTGAGAACAGACCAAACGATGGTTACAAAACCGTTGCTGAAGCTTCTCTCAAATACATTAAAGATCCAGAAATCCATCCTTACATCACACGTTCAGTTACCAAGCGATGCGTGATGACGAAAGTTTATGGGTGCAGTAGGGACTCAGCTCGAACGTACATCAGACAAGCACTAAAAAAATCTGGGTTTGATATCTCATTACCTGGGCGTTTAGGTGAAATTGTTGATGCGATCTACAAGCACGCCATGCCTGAAGTATTTGAAGGTCCTGTAAAGGTCATGGATTGGCTTCAAGAGTCTGCCACCACCCTTCTAAGGGAACGAGGACAAGAAACCATTGAATGGGTTACTCCTTCAGGGTTCCGTGTTGTTCAGGACATTCGTCACCCCAAAACCAAACGAATCAAGACCCAGTTAATGGGTCAGGTTCAAAAGTTTATGGTTGGTGATGGTTATGGCGGTGTTGATTACAAGGGTCATAAGGCTGCGATTGCACCTAATTACGTGCATTCACTGGACTCCGCTCTGATCCAGCTGACCTTTGCTTACTGGGATCGGCCTTTTAGCGTGATCCATGATTGTGTTTTAGTCCGTTCTTGTGACACGGCTGAGATGATGTCCGACATCCGAATGCATCACGCTGAAATCTATAAAGGTGATCCTTTATACGATTTCGCTGATCAATTAGGGCTTGACCGTCCTGAGCATTTGATGAAAAACACCCTGAACATTGATGATGTAAACGACTCACCTTATTTTTTTTGCTGATGGATCGCTACCCACCAAACACTAGAACTGATGAACGTATCGTTTTCTACGTTATGCAGAATCAGCTTATGAAGGCCGACATCCTTGTCGCCATCGCAGAACAGCTCGAAGAAGCCTTCTATTCTTCGCCTCCGCATTGATCCCAAAAGTGCAAGCCTCTGAGCTGTCTTAGTGGTATTCACTTATTATTGGATTGTCCCACCACAATGGAGTCATGTGCCCCATAAAGCCAAAGCTCACGTCTGACGATTGTTTCAGGGCCTATCTCCTGATCGAATTGCTTCGATCTACAGGTGAAAGGGAATTTCCTTTACAGCTTGCTTCAACCCTCTTCTATGTGATGTCCCACGACGGCTGTCGTATGGGTGATCTGGTCACTGCGACCGGTCTCTCATCGTCCTCTGTCACCAGGAACGTCCAATGGTTAGGCGAGCAGCACAGGCTTGAGGACAGAGAGGGTCTCAGGCTCATCAGGCGTGAGCAGGATCCAGATGACTACAAACGTTTTCGCTTATTTCTGACCCCTAAAGGTCGGCAATGGGTGAACTTGATTAGCAACATCAAATCCATGTCCTTTAACGAGGTTGAAAGCTATGACAAAGACCAATGGGAAGGTCAAGACCTGGGGTGAAGCACTCGACTTCACTTTTCAAAATCGTTGGAAACGTACCAGATCAGCAAAGACTGCACTTATCAATGCAGGTCATGTGACTGAATTTGGTGGTCGCTCATTTCCACTAAGGCGAATGAGCAGTCTTGCCTGGTGGATAGAGCTCAAATCTGAACTCGAAGAACAGGGCAAATCAAACGCCACTGTGAATCGGATCAGGTCAGCAGCTTCAACCGTCCTGAAGTTCACCCACAGTTGTGAGCTGCACGACGTGAAGTGTCCAAAGTTTGAAAGAGCTCAGGAGTCCGAATGTCGGCAGACCTACTTCACAAAGGACGACACCCAGAACATGGCTGCAATCGCCCGTGACCTATGGGGTGATCGTTGGGGCAACAACCTGGCAGACATCATGCTCGTGGCCTTCTATGGCGGATTCAGGCAAGCAGAACTGCTTAACCTTCGTCCAGCTGATTACGACCCGGCACTCGATCACTTAGTGATTGGCGGTAAGCCCTGGAACATGACGAAATCCGGCAAGGTCCGCAAGATCGCCGTCAACCCGGCAATCCAACCGATCATTCTCGACCGCTTGCAAAACAACCGTCTCTTCGGAGCGGATTGGCGCAACAAAGATCAGCTCTATGGAGCTTTCAAAAAGGTACGGAATCGGGCTGGGTTCACTGAGGACTATGTGTTTCATAGCCTTCGGCACGGATTCGGCACAGCGCTCGGCGCAGTTGCACACCCTCGCATTGTTCAAGAGGCCCTTGGCCACTCGACCATTGAGATGGCTCTGAAATACTGCAAGGCCAGCGACACGGCCACTAGATCTGCCCTTATGGCAATCTAAAGCGACTAGCACACCCCTCAAACACCCTGTTTTTGGTCGGTGTACTACTCAAAACGACGGATTCTCAATCGCTGAGATCCCTTGGCCCATCTGGCGGAATTGGTAGACGCGCTGGTTTTAGGTACAGCTGAAATCATGTCCCACTTACGCAACTGAAGAGCACCTGGGGGAGTCACATCCCCCTTTCTTATTGGTCTCTCATCAGTCCCACTAAGACAGATAACTAACACACATAACTAATGAGCCTTTTTCATTACTCCGATATGACATATGACGAGCTCACAAGTGCAGTAAACCTCGAAAAAGCTTGTGAATTAAGTCAAGCAGAGATGGATGAATTAACTGATGAGGAGTTCTCTGAATTTCTTGCATGTTGTTCCATCTATGAAGACTAAATATCCAGTCCACATATCTAACCAACTCACCCACAATTTCACCCATGGCTAACCGCTACCAGTTCAAAACCACCCTTGCTACCTATGTCAATGTCTTCGAGGATGCAGGTCAATATAACAATCGAGGGTTTAAATACACCATCCCCGAAGACATCCTCTCTCAGTTAGAAGACGAGCGGGAAGAATTACTTGACTGGTGCAGAACCAAAGCTAAAGGTAAAGTTCTCGTCGATTTTGCTCCTTGGGAGCGCAAGGAGGATGGACTTGTTTCATACAGCTATAGCAATGAAAGCCGAAACCCTGAGCCTGTATTTGTTGATTCCGACGGAACTCCTGTTGAAAAGTCTGTATTACGTGCCATGAGGCCAGGAACAGAGGTCAACATGATCGTGACTCATAAGCCTTCGATGCCTCCTGGGAAGATCACCACAAAGCTAGTTGTTCATGGATTACAGATTACTAAACTATGTACTTCAAATGGTGCATCAGATAGCGGCACATTTTCAGATGACGAAGTGACAGCGATGTTCGGAACTGTTAAAGGTTTCAAACAAAATGAGCCTTCAGTTCAAGAAGAATTTGTAAAAGCTTCAGTTGCTTCAGAGGATACCTACGACTTCTGATGAATTACCGCTCCGGCCTAGAGGAGCGCTTTGCAAACTTACTTGATAAAAAAGCTATTCCTTACCTTTACGAAGTAGATCGCATTAAGTACACCATTCAATCTAAATATACCCCTGACTTTTCATTAAAGAATGGGGTAATCATAGAGACGAAAGGGTTCTTTAAAGGAAGCGATCGCAGCAAGCATCTTGCAGTAAAGGCTCAGAATCCTGAGCTTGATATTAGATTTGTTTTTCAGCGCAATAATACATTATCCCGTAAAAGTTCCACTACTTATGGAGATTGGTGCGATCGGCACGGTTTCCAATGGTGCATTTTCCCAAACATCCCATCCACTTGGTTTTTATGAACGATGGAATAGTAATGCTCCGCCTTGATTCTTTCATCGCGGAGCTTGAGGTAGAAGGTTTTCCGATTGATTTCATCATGGATGAACTTTATGAGTACTTAGAAATCTACGATGAACTCAAACTACCCGCAAAATGAAGTTCTTCGACATGAATCTTGTCCGGTGTGCCCGAGTAGTGATGCCTACGCTGTCTATTCTGATGGTGGTGGGCACTGCTTCTCATGCCGATACCATCGGCGAGGTGACAGCGATGACAATCTGCACAGTCAATTACACCACCGACAAAGTCATCAAATGCAGGAATCCGAAAGTTTTTCCTATCAAGGGGACTACGCGGGAATCAGAACCAGGAAAATTTCAGAAGAAACCTGTCGAAAATTCAACGTCAAGGTTTCATCTGGACCTGTAGTCAGATTTCCTTATTATTCTGGTGGTCAGATCGTTGCTTATAAAGAGCGCGATCAACAAAAGAATTTTACCTGGAAAGGTAAGAACGTAGACCAGCAGTTATTTGGCCAACAGTTGTTTGGTAGTGGTAAGACAATTATCATTACAGAGGGCGAATTTGATTGCCTTTCAGTGTTTCAAGCTCGTGGAAATTGGCCCTGCTGTAGCGTTCCTAATGGAGCACAATCAATGAAAAAGGCGTTGCAAGCTCAGCTCAAATTCCTTTTGGGATTTAATGAGATTGTGTTGATGCCAGACCAGGATGAAGCAGGCTTAAAAGCTGTTGAGGAGTGCGTTGCGCTCTTTCCTTCTGATCAAGTTTTCATCGCAACTATCGCCGGTTATAAAGATGCCTCCGAGGCTCTTATGGCTGGTGATGGGGAGGCAATTCGCCAAGCTTATTACAACAAACGTTCCTATGTCCCGCAAGCGATCATCGACGGTCGAGACCTTTTCGATCTGGTCTCCACGCCATTACATGGCCGCGATGCTGATTACCCTTACCCTTCTCTCAATACCACTACAGGTGGCCTTAGGCGTGGGGAAATGGTTACCTACACAGCCGCATCTGGAGCCGGAAAAAGTACCGTATGCGGTGAAATCGCAGTCTCTTTGATTGATCAAAATCAAAAAGTAGGATACTTCGCTCTAGAGGAGAGCGTGCAACGCACAGGTCTGCGGCTTATGACAGTTGCAGCAAATCGCCCACTTCACTTGGACAATCAAATTGATGAACAGCATTTTCGTAAAGCCTTCGATAGTACTCTCGGCTCTGGTCGGGTATTCCTGCGGGATGGCTTCGGTAGTGTTGATCCTGACGCTCTGCTAAATGACATCCGCTTCCTCGTTAAGACTCACGGGGTTGAATGGGTCATTCTTGATCACCTAAGCATCTTGCTTTCAGGTAATGATACGCATGATGAGCGTAAAATGATCGACATTGTTTGCACCAAGCTGCGTAGCTTTGTCCAAGAATGTAATATTGGATTGATATTAGTCTCTCATCTAAAACGCATTCAAGGGGACAAAGGTCATGAAGATGGTGCGCGTGTATCTATGTCCCAACTTAGGGGATCTGGATCAATAGCTCAACTCAGCGACCTTGTGATAGCCCTAGAAAGGGACATCAGTAAAGGGGACAATCGCTCCAAGCTTGTCGTGTTGAAGAACCGCTTTAACGGTCAGACAGGCCCGAGTGGTGACCTTGCTTACGACAAGGAAACAGGACGCCTCACAACCGCTTTATTTGACCCAATCGATTCCACTACCGCAACCGACTATGAATTTTAGAGCCGTTCTATTCACCAAGCAGGACTGCCTGCCCTGCATCACCACCAAAGATGCTCTCAATAAAATTTTAAAGCTCAACCCAGCGTGTGGTAATTACATCGTCACGTTGGAAAAAGAGAATCACTCTGCTCTTGTTGCGGCTTATGAGCTTGAGATGTATCCAACCCTTCTCGTTGTTGATGACAAAGGCGAAGAAGTCGGACGCTTTACTGGTGGCAAAAAAGTACGTGAGTACCTACCAGGAATCTTATCTACCCTGAGAATCATCGAATGCGCTTAGTTGCAGACATCGAGACCAATGGACTGCTTAGACAAAAGCAACCCATTATCCATTGCCTGGTAACACAGGACATCGATACAGGTGAAGTTATTCGCTACGACGATTCAGGTTCTTACCCCCCTATTAAACAAGGGCTCACCAATCTCATGGTGGCTGATGAAGTATGGGGCCATAACTGGATTGGATTCGACCAGTCCTTTATTCGTGAGATCTATCCGTTCTACGAGCCCAAAGGCAAAACCTATGACACGCTCATTCTGTCTCGTTTGTTTTTCACTGATCTTCTTAATAGGGATTTTAGGAGCAAACCTGCCTTAATGCCTGCAAGCCTATACGGGCGTCATAGTTTAGAAAGCTGGGGGCATCGGCTCTCATGTCACAAATCTGAGTATGGCAAAACTCTTGAGAATGATTGGTCAAACTACACACCAGAGATGTTGGAATACTGCGTCCGTGACGTAGAAGTCAGCGTCAAGGTTGTAGAGATGTTTCTTCCAAAGATGGAGCAGTACAAAGACTGTATTGCAACTGAGCACAAGGTTGCTGAGATCATGTCTTGGCAAGAATCTATGGGTTGGCCATTTGATGTAGGTGCTGCTCATCAACTCGAAGGAAAGCTACGAACTGAACTCGACTCACTCTCAGACGAGATGAGATCAACATTCCTCTTTGTAAATGGTGGAGTGTTTACCCCTAAGCGCAATAACTCAACACAGGGTTATGTCGAAGGGGCGGCAATGTGCAAACTCAGAGAGTTCAGTCCAACGAGCCGTGATCATGTGGCGTGGGCTTTTGAGACCTTTCGAGGATGGACAGCCAAAGAACGTACAGATTCAGGTCGGGCCAAGATTGATGACAAGGTACTTAAAGAGATCGGTACACCCGAAGCTCTTAAGTTTTCTCGCATCTTGGAACTACAGAAACACCTTGGACAACTGTCTGAAGGTAAGAACGCATGGCTCAAATTAGAAAACAATGGTCGATTACATCATTCCTGCATTCTTAATACTAATACGGGGCGAATGGCCCATATCCGTATTAATGCTGCCCAAGTACCTAGTGCTCCTGAATATCGATCCTTATTCGGTCCAGGTGAGGGAAGAGTTCAGGTCGGCGCTGATGCCTCTTCTTTGGAGTTACGCTGTCTTGGTAGTTACCTTGCTGTCTTTGATGATTTTAAATTCTCGAAAGAAGTAGTCGAAGGTGACATTCATACAGCGCTAGCCAAGATCTACAAGACCACAAGATCATTAGGTAAAAATGTTACCTATGCGACGATCTATGGCGGGGGCAATGTGAAGTTAGGCTTGACGGCTGGTGCTTCAAAAGAGAATGCTGCCAAGAGAGGTAAAGAGATTCGGGACAGTATCTTAAAAAACCTAGATGGCTTCGCTGATCTCTCATCAGCTATAGCCGAGCGCGCCAAATCTGGAGTGCTTAAAGGTTTAGACGGAAGACCTATCCGTTTACAAGGTAAGGCTCACGCTTCCCTGAACTATTTACTTCAGAGTGCGGGTGCAATTATATGCAAATTGTGGCTAATCCGTACCCACGAGCTACTACAAGAGGCCGGGGTTGATTATTACCCACTTGGCTTCATCCACGACGAACAACAGCTCTCAGTCGCTCCTGGCGATGCTGAGAAAGCTGCCTTCTGCTTAGTAGCAGCAATGAAGGACGTTGAAAAGCAAATCCACTTTAAATGTAAATTAGATGCAGAGTCTGTTGTCGGCAACAATTGGGCGGAATGTCATTAGCACTAAGCGGCTGGGTGATCTAGCTGAGCAATGGGTATGTCTCTTAGCTGCCTGGAAAGGCGCTGAGGTCTTCCCAAACATTAACTCGACAGGAGCAACTGATCTTCTGATGATCATTGATGGTCGAACGATTCAGATCGACGTTAAATGCGATCAGATTCGCCATTCAACTGGTAGGTGGGTCAACACCCATAGCGGTTGTGTTTCTGCACCTGTTTATCCCGTAGCAGTTACCCCCGGAGGGGACATCTGCTCTTGGACTGTCCGTTGGATCCAGGGTCGTGAGCCTTCGGGCTTGTCTGATTTCTGGTCTAAAGATTACCGTATCAATTCCACTACCACAACCGAATGAAAACCACGATTCTTCTTGATGCAGACTTCTTCTTCTATCGCGCCGCTTCTTCATCAGAGGATGAACTTGACTTCTCCCATGATGTCACTGTTGTTGTCGGGTCTTTCTCCAAGGGAAAAAGCATTATTAATCGCGAGATTAACAATCTCCTGACCCGCTTTGATACCGACAAGATCATCTTGTTTTTCACTGCACCAGACAACTTCCGTAAGGATGTTGATCCTGAGTACAAAGGCAATCGGACCAAACGTAAGCCTTGTGGATACAAAAAATTAGTTAATTGGGGCAAGGACACTTGGCCCTCACAAACCTACCCTCGCTTAGAAGCTGATGATGTTCTTGGCATTGTCGCCACGAATGGTTCAATTAACGACTTTGTTCTGGTCTCGCCAGATAAAGACATGCAGCAAATTCCTTGTCGACTTTATGATCTCAAAACCGAATACACACAAACTCCAGAAGCAGCTGAATACAAGCTCTGGGAGCAGACGCTCACCGGGGACGCTACAGATGGATACAAAGGTTGTATCGGCGTGGGGCCGAAACGTGCTGCGCAGATCCTCAAGAAAGCGAAGGGCAAGTACTGGGAAGTAGTTGTTGAAGCATACAAAGAAGCAGGTCAAACAGAGGCAGACGCTCTCCGTAACTTGCAGCTAGCTCGCATACTTCAAGCCCAGGACTACGACACCAAAACACAAACACCAATTCTTTTCACACCATGAACAAAGGCCCTTCCTACTACCAGCGTGGAAACACAGAAGTCTGGGACTTTATCCGCGAACAAGAGCTGAACTATCACTTGGGCTGTGCTGTCAAGTACATCGCTCGTGCCGGGCATAAAGAATCCAAAATTCAAGATCTAACCAAAGCTATCCACTACTTACAAAATGAATTGGAAAACACAATTAATGCGTCAAGCTCAAGAATTTCGTACGACGTTCAAAATAAAGAATACTTCATCAGCAACCAAGATCCAGAAATCTTTGATCGATGAAGAGTGGTCTGAGTTTCATGAGGCTTATCACTTTAAATCTGAAGAATGTCAAGCTAAAGAATTAGGTGATGTTGTCTATACCTGTTATCAGTATGCTTGTAATAAGGGTTGGGATCTAGATGAGATCTTGGATCGTATTCATAAATCAAATATGTCCAAACTCGATGAGAATGGAGAGCCAATCTTTCGTGCAGACGGCAAAGTTCTCAAGTCACAGTTTTATTCCGAACCTATTTTAATTGATTTACTATGAAAAAAGACTACATCGCTCGCACAGGTCGAGTGCGTTCATGGATGGACAATCCAGATTCAAAATTACCGGTGAGCTGTACGGTTTATGTCTGCGAAGACACAATGGAGGGGAGGGATGGAATTGAGAGCAGCTGGAGATACACATCTATGGCCCTACGGAATGCGGCAGGAGTCGCTGTCCATTTATCTAAACTCCGTCCAAGGGGTACAGAGAATGGAAAGGGTCTCGTCTCTTCAGGCCCAGTGTCGTTTGCAAGGATTTACTCTGGACTTAACGAAACTTTAAGAAGAGGTGGTCATTACAAGAACGGTGCTTGTGTTTGTGTCCTTGATCTTAATTGTGCTGATGTAGAAGAGTTTATTGATGCAACTCGGGCTGAGCTACCTTGGATCAAAAAGTGTCTGCAAGTTACACCTGAATGGTGGGAACAAACTTCAGTAAATTTGAAGGAAAAAATTCTACAGGCACTTAAGGCTGGAGATGTCTGGCTAACTAAAGTTAAGTACGACCAGAAAGGTAATCGTGTTTTTTGTAATGTTTGCCAGGAGATCTTTTTACCTCACCGAGGCAGTTGTTTGCTTACCCATGTAAATCTTGGGGCCTGTGATATTGATGACTTATATGATGCTTTCTATGAAGGGATGCTTGAACTGTGTAACTTGCATCCTACTACCGGTGTCGGTGAGACAGGTGAATATCTCGATCCATCAGAAGATAAACAGGTTGGTCTGGGGATGCTTGGACTTGCCAATTTCCTTTCAATCCATGGAGTAAGTTATGCCGCTTTTGGTGAAGCACTCACACTTGTTGACGATGACTCAGCTACCTGGACTCCAGCGATTTGTATTGCTCGTAGTTTGCGGAGCGCTATTAACAATGCAGCTAATGTTGCTCGTGCTCATGGCATGGACAGAGCATTTACAATCGCGCCTACAGCATCATGCTCATACCAATACGTTGACCTTGAAGGAAATACAACAGCACCTGAGATCGCCCCACCCATCAGCAGAAATGTAGATCGCGACTCAGGCACCTTCGGTGTTCAGAGCTTCTCCTATGGTGATTGTGAAATCGCCAGTGAAGTTGGGTGGGAAAATTACAAGGCAGTTGCAAATGGCATCTGCCAATTACTTGAAAATACAGGAATGTTCCATGGCTATTCATATAACCATTGGAGCGATTTCGTCACCTACGACGAGGAATTTATTCAGGACTGGTTTAACAGTCCGCAGACATCACTCTATTACGCACTACAAGTCAGCCCAGATACATTGAGGAAAGACGACGTGAGTTCGATTATGGATGAGGACTACGCAAATATCTTTGATTTTTCTGATGACAACGACTTCTGCTCCAGCTGCGCTGAGTAGCTATACAAAAATTTTAAACCGTAAACGTTCTTGGACTCCCGTACAAGGAGACAAGGGGGTATTAGTAGAGGGCTCAGAGGCCACTCTTAAAAGGTGTCTAGCCTTACGCACATTAGAGCTTCCCGTTAAGGAGATGCTCTCCCAAGGCTTAGAGAAAGACCTGCCAAATGACCCCGGAGTTATCCCTGCACTTCAATCAAACATGTTGGATGAGGACAAGCATGATCTTGGCTTGTCGTTTGTCGTTCATGCTCATGGTGTGGATGCATCCGCAGAGCGAGAAGCCCAGGCAATTCGTAAGGCTTGGCTTGCTGCACCCGAGCACCCAATCCTTAAAACAGCGATCTTAGAAAGGTCAGTCTTCTTTGTACTTTTGCCCTTCTTTAGATTTAACGGAGACATGGCGATTCGCAGTTTAGCGAGCGATATTAGCCGAGATGAACAGACCCATGTTGCGCTTCATGGAATGGTTGCACATGATCTTGGTCTCTCATCAACTGAAGGACTAAACAAACTACGAAAGGCGACAGTCTTGTGGGCAATGGATCTGCTAGGCACAAATGAAAACAAGTACCTCGACAAGGACTTTTGGCTAAAGCAGTCAGATAGTCTCTACTCCAGAGGGAAAGCAGAAGGATTGGCTGATACACAACGAAGCAGAATGCCAGCGTTTTTCGAGACCTCCAATATTAATTTACCGCAGTATGGATGACACCAGTACCAAGGCTCTTTTACGGGTCTTGGAGGAAGCATTTCCACCCACAAATCCAATACCAACAAATACTTACGAATACATTATGTACCGTGCCGGACAACGGGCGGTCATTGATTACATCTATCAACTAATTGAGGAATAGCTTATGTGTGGCGGCGGTGGCGGCGGCGGCGGAGAGTCCAGAAGTGACAAACGCGAGCGCAAGGAAAGAGAAAGAGAAATGGATAGGCAGCGGGAAAAAGACCGCAGACAGGCAAGAGAGGATCAGACAAGAATGGAGGAACAACAAAGAGTCTGGCAAGCAGAGCAAACACGTATTGCAGCAATTCCCCCAGCTCAAGCTAGGCAGAATATGTTTTACTCTATGGCTAAGCCTGGTGCTCCTGGTGATGCTGTAGCTCCAATGAATCCAGGTACTGGTGTCAACAAAACATTTGATTTATCAGTTGCACCTCCTGTCTTGGTTGATAATAATGTAAAGCCTACGATTAAGACCAACGCAGTTGCTAGCAAGAAAGCTGCTAGCAAGGGCTCTAAATTGACAATTGATAAAAGTTCTTCCATTGGCTCTGCTAAAGGTAAGAAGTCATCTACAGGCTTAAATATTCCTACTTAAAATGAAATCATCCGCACAAGCAAGGTATCAGTTTGGCGTAGCGGAGAGAGAAGATTTTCTTGAGATGGGTCGTCGTTGTGCGGCACTCACTCTTCCTTACCTCCTTACCCCGGACGGTCATGGGAATGGTGAGCCACTTCCGACGCCTTGGCAATCGCAAGGCAGCAAAGGAGTCAACGTTTTGGCTTCAAAAATGATGTTGAGTCTTTTCCCTATCAATACAAGCTTTTTTAAGCTACAAATTAATGATGCCGAACTACAAAACATGCCCGATATAGGGCCTGAAGTTCGTTCTGAAATTGACCTCTCTCTAAACAAGATGGAGAGGGTTGTAATGCAGCATATTAATGAAACGAGTGATCGCTCGCTTCTCCATGTTGCCATGAAACATCTTGTGGTTACTGGTAACTGCCTACTATTTCAAGGTAAAGAAGCTCTCCGTGCATTCCCTCTAGATCGTTATGTTGTTTGTCGTGATGGCAATGGCAAGGTTACAGAAATCGTCACCAGAGAGCTAGTCGACCGACAAGAGCTCGGTCCAGAGTTTCAGGCAACTACGGCTGATATGAGTGGCTCTGATTCCAATAGTCCTGGTGAGGATGGGCCAAAGCTAGGAGTAGCAACTGGAACATACGGCAGCAAGAATGCTGAGGTATTTACTCTTGTTAGTTATGTTGGTAATCAGGTTAAATGGCATCAGGAATGTGATGGCAAGATTATCAAAGGAAGTGAATCTAGTTCACCTCTAAAGCACACTCCCTGGACCCCACTAAGATTCAATGTCGCGGACAATGAGTCATATGGTCGCGGTCGCGTTGAGGAGTTTTTTGGCGATCTTGCTGCGCTAAATGAACTCATGAAGGCGATGGTAGAAGGTTCAGCAGCGTGTGCCAAGATTATTTTCTTGGTGTCACCTTCTGCTACTACCAAACCTCAATCACTAGCAAGAGCGAGTTCTGGGGCCATAATTCAGGGCCGCCCAGAGGATGTTGGCGTTGTATCGGTGGGTAAATCTGCGGACTTCCAAACCGTTCAACAGATGATCGTATTGCTTAATCAGCGGTTGTCTGATGCTTTCTTAATCCTTTCTGTTAGACAGTCTGAGCGCACAACTGCCAGCGAAGTCATGGCTGTCCAACAGGAACTAAATGAGCAACTTGGTGGAATCTTCGGAAATCTTACTCAGGAACTGTTGAGACCTTACTTATC